ACTATTAACTTTAACATCTCATCTAATACTTCTTGATCTACCTTAGTTTTAGCCGGTATAGACTTGCTGTAAGCGAAAAACTGCGAAATGGGATAAATATCACCCTTAGCGATAGTATATTCACCAGAGGGGCTTACAACCTCTAATGGAAAGCCGCAAGGGAGCATCATAACACCATTTAGAATAATCATATACTCATTACACCACTTATTCTGATATTTAATAACTTCAACAAAATTTTCCTGAACAGTCTCAAGTGTCCAATCCCTATAAGTAGAATTATCAGTTGGGTGAACTCTAACTATTTTTTTAGGAACATATTTGAATCTATCCCATTTTCCATAAATAGCTTTAGCTTCTTCATAGCTTAAAATATCAACAGTAAATAAATATGGTTGTTTCGAAATCTGAAATTCTTTGATATTACCAAGATAAACTTTATCACCACGAATAAGCCTTGTTTGACAACCGATAAATCCATCTTCAATTTTTTCATCCCAAGAAATCTTTTTAACATTAATACCATCTCCCCAATTTATATTTTTTAATTTCTTAACAATTTTATTTTCCTCTACCCATTGCTCTTCAACAAAACAAGAGCCTTGATCCATAAGCTCTTTATAAATTAAAACTCTTTTCTCATCATAATTTTCTAACTCTCGAGATTTCTTTATCATATCTTCCATATTTCTACCAAGTTCATCAACTTCTAACATATCTTTATCAAAGGCTAAAATATTTGATTCTAAATTATAATTTAGAATAGACGAAATTAAAGTATTCTCTTTTTCTTCAGTAGTCCCGGTAACAATTCTAGTATCTTCTGGATTCTTTTTAGGAGGAATATATGAATTAGCTGCCTTAACATTAGAATCGTAATACTCTTGATGGGTCATATCATTGAGTTCTCTATGGGTAGAACTCTTAGCAGTATCAGAAGTAGTTAATTTTTGTATTAAATCTTGTCTATAAGCAATTTCTTCTTCAGTATAATCTGGTTGTAAATTAATAATTTCTTCTTCTTTTTTTATTTTTTTCATATTATTATTTTATATTATAGCGAACCTATCAAAATTTTTATCTTGTTTTTCTTCATCATCATAGAAATCATCAGCATCTCCAACTATCGGAGAATCAACTCCATAAACAGCTAATGCCAACGACATAACTCTATCATCATGAAGACCTTTACGAGACTTTACTTCAATTTTTCCTTTACTATTTAAACTATATTGGAAAGCCTCTAATTCAGCCACTAACTCTGGGTCATTCGGTATTTTAATTTTTTTTTGTTGTAATAGAATAGCGAGATTATCTAACATTTCCCTTCTAGTTTTTGAAGTAAAAACTATAGCTCCATCACTTCCAATATTTAATCCAGCCCTTTCTAAATCTTCAACCACTGGATCACCTACACCAGTTCTATCAATTTTTAACTGAGCATTATTATATTTTCTAGCTTTAGCCTCAATTAACATTTTCTGAAAATTCCAATCAACTTGATTAAACCTCTCTTGTTTTTTTACTCTAAATGAATATAAATCAAAAGGAGTCAGAACAGTCCAATCATTATATTTAGCAAGATCAGCTCCTAATGTATAAAAATGTTTTGGATTAACATTATCATCAGCCTCATATAAACATTCTTTAATCCCTCTAAAAAATGCTCCAGCATCTTCAAGAAATGAACAGTAATATTCTTGTTTAAAAAGAGCTTCAGGAGTAGCTTTTCTAGCCTCTTCAATTTCTTTGTCAGTTAATCCATTAGTATCATCAACAGTCTTTAAAGATACAAACCATTGCTCTGGATGTTGCCTACCGTATTCATACAATTCCCACGAAGCATTATGCCCTTTAGGAGTAAAAATGAAAGTTGCTGTTCCATGATTTTCACGAAGAACCGGCTGTAAAATAGCTGTCCATAATTCAGGATTTTCTTCAGAAAATTCATCCAGCACTACATCGATAGGGTTAATACCACGATGTTTATCTATATCATCGCAACCAGCAAATCTTTGTATAGAACCATTTTTATAATAAATTGCTAATTCACTTTCATTCATTTTATCAACTAATTCCATAGGGACATGTTCCTTTACTAATTGATCCCATATTACACCCTTAGCTTGTTTATAAGTTGGAAGAAAATAATAATAAACATTAACACTAGTTTTTTCAGCTTCGGTTAGCCTACTATCATTTGGTGATAACCATTTTTGAAGAGTTTTAGAATACTTTAATTGAGTTCTAATTATCTGTTGATTTAGAACAGTCTTAGTTTTTCCACCACGGCGATGAAATACTGCTATTTTAAATCTTCTTTGATCCTGTAAAAGTTCATATTGATAAGATCTCGGAATAAAATTTTTTGGTAAATTTATTTGCATTAAATTATTTTATTACTTCAACTTCCATTGGCTCATCTTCCTTAGCATCTTCAACTCCTATACCATTTAAAATATTAACTTGAACCGTAGAACCGCCACTGCCTTCTAACTGTGTAGGCAAAACTCGTTGTTGTAATTTATTATATTCTATAAGAGCTGTTTTATTTTGACTAGCATCTTCTGAATTTAGCATTTCAAACCATTTTGACCACCAATCTTTTCTAAATTTATAAATTCTATCAGCTATGTAGGTTTTAGTTCTTCCATTTACCAAATCAGTTTCCAATTTTTTTTCATGTAATTTAGTGAGCTCCCTTGTCATTTTCTCTTTTACTTTTTCGCAATCATTAGATGGTAAATCTTTTTTCATTTTTTTAATTTAATTTATTTTGTCCAGCTTGTATATAATTTTTGTAAAATTATTTTTTATAATAGAACATAATTTATCGCTTGTGGGCTGGACACTCCTATTTCTCCTAATAAATATTAGAAAGAATTAATAAGGATTATACAAGCAGACAAAATAAATTAAAATTTTTGGAATAAATATTTTATGGTTATATTATAACAAGTAAAAATAATTTTGTCAATAGTAATAACATAAAAAAAGATTTTTGTCAATAGTCAGTTTATTTTAGAAATCTCTCGGGGGGTGGCAATTATATATACAAATGTAGGATTGATGGCCCACCCCCACCCCTTAACAATATTTTGAAAAAATAAACAAAAAACAATATTTTTTAGCTAATATTAGCCAAAAAATAAAACAAATTAAAAATATATAACCTTAAAAAATATCTGATTGGGTGCTTCTTACTTCTCTTAATATATCTTATGCGAAGTTAAAACATTAAAAAACCCCAATAAAAAAGCATATTTCAAAAAAATTAATATTGCCATTGACAAAATGATTATTTTGTTTTTACTTTTTTTAGTATATTTATTTATTGCTACCCCTTTTTTTAGTCTTTTAAACTTTTTAAAAATTATGATCATCTTAAACTTTTTTAGTCTTTTAAACTTTTTAAAAGTTATGATCATAAAAAAATTTACCCTAAAATTTACCCTAAAATTTACCCTAAAAACAAAACGCCACACGATTTTTTTGTGTGGTGTGTGGCAATCGTGTGGCAAGCTGTGTGGCTCCTATAAACATTGACTAAAGTATTCAAAACGCCACACGATTTGAAAAAAGCAAATTTCTTTATAAAAAAAAATATAACATAAAATAAGAAAAATGTCAATAAAAAATTTAAATATAATTTAATTTTTTTTTTTTGTATGGCTTTTTAGCCACTTTAACCAATAAAATCAACTGCCACACGACAAGCCACACAGAAGCCACACGCCACACAAACGACAATTTTTTAATCATTTTGTCAATGTTTTACAATAATATATAAATATTGTCAATAGTAAAACTGATTTTTGCTCTTGTCTATTTATTTTTGTTTTTTCTGTGGATAACTTTTTAAATAAAGTAAAAAGTATTATAATTTTATTTATTAAAATACAATAAAAACTCCTTGATTTATTAGCTATTGTTATATAATAAAAAACACTTGACAATGTTTATTTTTTGATGTATAATTTAATTATATTTAAATAATTAAAATAATTTTTAATCTTTAATCTAATTAATTTTAAAAATTATTAAAAAAATCCATGAATAAAACTAACTTGATCGCCGAGCAAGTAAAAACAGGCAACATTGATAAAAATATAATTGAGAAGGTCGCTCAGTTATCAAACCTTGAATTAGCTTTATTAGTTTTTAATCTATAAATATATGATTGACAAACTAACTTATAAACTAAACATTAAAAGAATTAACGGCTATAAGAGAGCCAAAGCCAAAAAACAGGCTTTAAAAACTCTTAAAACTATTTTATTATTAATTGTTATTGTCTCCGGTTGTTTTTTAACCGGTGGCAATATCTAAACAA